CCCTTTTGGATTTGTGTAGGGGTTATGGGTAGTGAGCGGGTTTTAATGATAGTATAGTATAGACACAAAACTCAACCTAAAATGAATTTTCAAAACAAAGACATCGCTCACCCCACAATCCAAAAGTTTCTCAAGCTTATTGGATTAGTTAGGCAAATACCTGCTTCAAAATTGGACAAAGCGATAGAACTCTTAGAGGAAATAGCGGTAGAAATACCAATTCAAAATTAACTATTTACACTGATCAAGTATCATTTTAATGCTTTATTACCATCTATTTGGAACTTGTCGAGAAAAACCTTTAAACGGCTTAGGAGACAGCCCTGGCTTTTGGCGCACATCAAACCCTATTTCTTGGGATAAAAACCCAAAACTAGATATAGTAACTTTTGATGGGGGATTAGGAACATCCGGGCAGTTGTGGAAAATTATCACCAAGTATGGACAAATACAAGGAATTGGCTATGTTTCTGAGGCTGACTATAATACTCGAAATATTGGGTTTGGCATTGTTGGTGGTGGCGGTGAAATTTATCGGACATCCGCTAATTATTTTTATCAAGGCTCGATTACTGGGAGCAGTAGGCTCGGCTATAACGTTGAAATTACCCATATAGTTCGTATCACCGATCCCGCCCATTTTCCTGCAAATCCCTATCCCGTAAATCTTCCCGAATTCCCGATTTTACCAGACAAGGATTTTAGCGTAGAAATCCAGTTTCAAAATTACGAGTACGACAACACTGGCGATGCCGAACAAAGAATTGTGGAATGGGCTGACCCGATCCGAATTTTTAATCTTTCTAGGTCTGCCCTGCGAACCGACGACCTTGACAGTCTTCTCGACTTTCACGAAGGAAGACAGGGAGCGAAAGGGGATTTTCTTTATCGGGATTTATCAGATGATTGGGCTACAAGGAACCAGATAGACCTCGGCAACGGAGCCACATCACAGGGCGCTCTTTATCCCAGTGCAGACGGAATCCTGACCGAGTTTGTTTTGACCAAAGCATACTCTTGCGGTGGAAACATTCACTACCGCCCGATCTTGTTCCCCGATACTGGACTAAAAATTTACCGAGACGACAACGAACTGACGGGCTACGTTGTCGCTCCTGACCGAATCGTTTTCGACAACCCGCCCGCCGTAGGAATTTTGACATGGGAGGGGAGTTTTAAAGTTCCTTGCTCGTTTGAGAGCGATCGCCTTGACTATCGACCGCTGGTCAAAATTGTCGATGGAAACCCAGTCAAGGTAAAGGGCGTGTTCGAGATTCCCTCGCTCGTTCTGCGCGAGTCGAGGATTGAGCCGGCGATCGTTCCTACTGATGTATTTGAAGACGGCACAAATCACAAATTCAAGCTCAATCTCTACAAAGCCTCAACACTATCGCCCGAATTTCAAACCAATATTGCCGAACTCTCTAGCGGGGAAAGAAAGCGGTTCTCACGCCGGCGAAAAGCGGTTGATACCAATTCCCTGCAACAACGGAGAAACCTTCGTCAAAACGAGCTAGAGTATTTGATTTGCCTCTGGCTTTCCCACAAGGGAACCGGTGCAACCTTTCAATTCCCCGATCTCCTGAACGGGGGAAACGTAATCTCTCGATTTAACTCAAAATCCCTCAATTATTCCAATCAAACTAATCAGCGCGTCTATTCCCTAGGAGAGCTTCAAATCCGACGTTTTACGGACGGAATTCGAGGGGATGGGGGGACGGGGGGAGATTTATCCGATCCCGTCCTGACGATCTGTAGAGCTATCCTGATCGAGCTTGCGGACGGGGAAAGACTTGGATATACCAATCACTCGCGAGATATTAGGATCGATGGAGTGACCTATCGTTCTCGCTGCGCCCTTGACCCGACCGCGCTTGATCGCTCTATCGGATTGACTTCCAATAACGAAGAATTCCGAGGGGCATTTATTGACGACCTAACCGAGCCGCTAATTCTTTCGCCCCGCTTTCAAGAAGCTAAGATTACCACGGCAATTATAGACTGGCGAAACCTCCCCGACTCGCTCCTAGATTTGCCCGACGAGCGGGTGCAAATTGGCTTTGTCGGGGAAATCAACTCGAAAAGTGGCGAAACCTACACCCTCGAAAATCTTACCGAGGCCAGTATCAAACTTCGGCAATCACGGGACGAGCGGGTAACGCCCCTGTGTGGATGGTTTTTTGGGCAAAACAACGGTGACGGGACTGGATGCCAAAAAACCGTCCCAACTTATACAACTTCTGTGGGAAGTATTGCAGATCGCCGTATTGTCGAGGTTTATGGAATTTTTGAGAACCTTGCGTGGGGAACCTTGACTTTTCTTGACGGCAAGAATAAAAACGCTACTTACGCAATTTACACATCTCAATTTTTTCCATTTTCAGGAACTACACGGATCGAGTTATTTACTGGGGCGGCCGACTCGATCGCCGCTCACGATTCAGTACGGCTCACCGCAGGGTGCGATCGTACCTACAAGACGTGCAAAAATCTCTGGGAAAACACGGATAATTTTTTGGCTGTTCCTACGTTTGGGAATTTTATGCCAGGAAATGACTTCCTATTTTCGTCGCCACGGGCTTAATATAGTTTTAAAAAGCTCAAGCTAATTCCGTTGTAGTTGACTATTGTGAGTAAAATTACGGATAGAGTATTGACTACGAAAAATGAAAACTACCTCTATCCTTGTTTCGCCCACAACAGTTATCAATCGCCCGTCCGATTGGACACTGCAAGACTGGGGCGTTATATTTAGTGTTGTGCTGGCAACAAGCTCGATCATCATATCGTATTTGTTGATCAAATCTAAATCACAGGCAGAAGAATTGGATCGTATTAACCTTGAAAAGGCTACAGAGTTTAGCGATACCCAATCCAGTAGGCTTGAAAAAATGATGTCAAAACTCGATGAAAGTGTGAAGAATCTCGATAATTCGGTCAAAAACTTGAGCGAAAAAATCACGGGATTAACTGAACGAATGGCGGTTGTCGAAACGAAACAACAGGTAGCCGATCTGGTTTTGCCTAGTTATGAGCATCAGTTTAGCGAACTACGATCACGGCAAGAATCCCAAGATTGTCATTTAATGGAAATTCGACAACAGCAAATAAAAATATTTACCTGTTTTAAATCCTTAACAGAAACTATCGAAGCCTAAAATGAATAGCCTACTCGCCACTCAAAACACACTCCTTAAAACCCACCCGCTCGACTCCTCTAGCCCGAATCTACCCCCAGATTTTAAATCTGTTCCGATTGCCAAAGGACAAAAAGTAATTTATAAATGGCTAAAGCGGAAAGGAAATCACTACCTAATAGAAGTCCATCCCCCGATAGATGGACGCTATAACTGGTACGCGTTTCAAGGGCATTTTGATGGAACGGGAATAGAGTCTCCTGTCGTCAGAAAAGACCAGTGCGAAGCGATTTTTGAGAGAGCGATAACCGATCATCAATTCCAGTCCCTTGATCGCTGTCTCAAACGATTCGATATAACCACCATCCCCCGTGTTCGTCATTTTCTTGCTCAAATTGCCCACGAAAGCGGCGGTTTAAGATGGATGGTTGAACTGGCATCAGGAGCCGCTTACGAGGGGCGGCAGGATTTGGGGAATGTTTTTCCAGGCGATGGACCGCGGTTTAAAGGCGTGGACGCTTTGCAAATGACTGGACGTGCTAACTATCAAGCTTTTGCCAACTTTATCGGCGATCAAAGAGTTATGGAAGGCTGGCAATATGTCTCCAAAAATTATCTATTTTTACCTAGTGGATTTTGGTGGCACAACAACAATATGAATGCTTTAATTGATCGGGGCGCAACTGTTCGGCAAGTTACCCGACGAGTGAACGGGGGATACAACGGGCTTGCAGACAGAGAACGGTACTACCAGAGAGCTTTACGATTTATCTAAATTTATTCTCCCAATCTACTTGACAATTCCAGAAAGCTTGTGTATGATTTAATTAATCAAGTTTTTTGGAGTTGTTTCGTATGAACGAAAGAGAATTATTATCTGAACTCAATCAACTAATTAATCTCCTTCAGGAATTAGTTGCAGAACAAAAAGAAATGAACCGATATTTAAAGGAAATATCGGAATCCTTACACTCCTTTGCAGACTCAAAAAAGGAGTAGCTATTCACAAATCCACCGATAGCGAGTCTATTCAATTAACCAAACTATTACAATGTAAAGCCATGAACAAAGGATACAGACCATTAATCATCGAAGATATTGACGGCAACAAGGTTTTTGTAAATTGCTGTTTAATTGTTTCGATTACAAAAAATGAGTGTTTTGCTCAAAACGATCAATATGTCGTTGAAATTAGTGAGGCGTTGGCAAAACTACGAATCTCCCGTTCTGTAGCCGAAATTTTAATGGATCGGCTTGTCGATGAGCTATTTTTCACCGCCGAATCTATCGAGAGAGAAAAAGCAATTTTAAATCAACCAGAGGAGCAAGATGATGTTTAGTGTAGGAGAATTTGTCAAAATTAATTCAGATATTCTTAAAGAATATATTGATCGCGGAGCAGGTCGGATCGTGGAAATTATTCCTGATGGGCCATACTTATCAGTAGATTTTCAGTGTCCCGAACCAGAAAACCTTTGGTTACTCCCCTCAGAAATTGTTCCCGTCGAGATTGCTGTCAGAAACCGTCCCAGCTATTCTAGTAATATTGTAGAATGTTTTGGGAGACTATACGAAGTTCCTAGCAACGAAGGTGATCCCGACGAAATTCTCGACGATGACGATCCCGACGATAAGCCTAGTATTATCTGGCAAGAGTCCGGTGATCTGTCAGAGAGAGTGATAGAGTGGCAAGAATTTTAAAACTTTCCTTTCGTGATGTTTCAAGAAAGACAGCTAACAAAGTCGTCTTTTTCCTTTAGAATAGGGAAAGAATTGTAACTCCCGATGGCCAAAGGAAAGAAAAAAAAGGACAAAAAACAAGACGGATCGCTGAGAGGGTCACAGCGATCGCTTGCAACATCGGGAATTTTATCGATGACGCGGCGATACGACTTAGAAATCGAGGAAAATCCGATTCGAGACCCACGGATTTCCCGCGAGCTAATCGAGCTTAACCAATGGTGCTATGAAGTTTTTCATTCCCTCGAAATGGCCGCTGACGATACTTTCGCCAGCAACGACGGGGACGATCAGGGATGGTCAATTGCCGATACGCTCGATGACGAAGAAACGCCAGTAAACGCCGAAGTTTTCGCAATTGCCGAAGAATTACGTCAAAGGAAACAATCACTAGATTCCTATGTGATTGGCGGTGACACGCTTAAAAAAGCTCTGCGGTGGACATTAGGGAAAGGCGATTGCTTCATCGAGCTAGGTATCGAACGAGAGGGACTATCCCCAAACAAAAGCAAGGATTTTGGAGTAAGCAAAAGCTTATATCTGCCTACATTCGAGATGTTCCGAAAAGAGAGCGATCAAGGCGAACTGCTAGGATTCGAGCAGAGAAAATATTTATCGCACTCCGATCCCGATTATTTTTTTGAGCCAGAAAAACTGATTCATCTCCGGCATTCTCCCAATTATCTTTATGGCCGTTCCCTCTGGTGTACATCTCTTGATGCGTGGGCAGACGTAAAACGAGCAACCGACAACCTCCAAAAAAAAGCCGATGACATTGCAAGCGATCCAACCTTGTTTATTTTTCCTAGCATGAGCGAGGAAAACAAGCGAAAATTTGAACAAGAAATACAGCTACGGCGACAATCGGGGGCAATCACCGATTTTGTTTTAACTAGCAAAGAATACGACATTCGCAAAATGGCAAACCTTAATCCCGATCTTTCAGGATTAATTGACAATGTTTTACAGTGTCGGTACAAGCTAATTATTCCAGGCTTTCCTTCATATTTTTTCCCCGGACTCGAATCAAAGGGGGGAACCAAAGAGTTATCAAGATCGCCTGACCGCCGTTACTCCCGGATGCGCTACGGGTGGTGTCAGTTGCTGACAGGTGCGATTAAACAGGTGATCGACACGGAGCTAGTGCTAAGAAAAAGCTATGATTGGTATTTTGAAAACGCCCAAAACAAGTATCGTATTCTCTGGCCAAAATGGTCAGAATCGATTGATGGCATGACGGGCGACGAAACCGAAGACACCGCCGCAGAAGAAAGTACGCTAAAAAGTAATAACAAATCACAAGAGGAAAACAGTGAAAAGAAGCCTAGAAGAACTACTTGACGCATTATACGAGGGAGACGTTTGCCCGTATTATCAGGCAGCAGTTTAGGATTAGAATATTTTCAAGGATATGCTTTTCATCGCCCCGTCCATCCCGAAGACCTTTGTATTGAGTGAATCATGCGAAGTAAATTTAATCCAAAAGAAAAAGCTCTCGATCCAGTAACACGCTTATTGTCAAAAGCAACCGTAAATTCTGAGGACATAAATCTAGCGATCTCGGACTGGAAAAAAAAGCCTCCCGATCCTGATTTTAAAAACTTTCTTGAGCCAGAAATAGAAAATTGATGGCCGATTTTTCCAGTGTTAACTAGGAGGATAATCGATGTTGCTACTCCTTAAAATATTATCTTCAATTGTTTTAACGGGCATAGGTGTCGGGTTTGTACTGGCTTGCCTTGCCGCCGCATGGTTTTTTGCACTTCTGTTTGCGAAAATGGCAGTCGATGTCTGGATTGAGTTTCCTACGTTTCTTTAGCTTACGATGACCGATTTTTCGTTTAATCCCCAAACCCGACGCTATCACGATAACCGGACTAAGAAGTTTATCTCGGCCGCTCGCGTTCGTGAACTTGTCGCTACAGCGATCAACGAAAGGATTAATCGGACTAATCGGCTTACACGGGATATGCTTTCCGAGCGAATCACCGTTCGAGAATGGGAATCTCGAATGAGCGAGGAAATCAAAATTTTAACGATCCAGCTATACCGAATCGGAAAGCCAGATATGACCCAATCCGATTACGGCAGAATCGGGGCAATCCTTCGCTCACAGTACGCTAGACTCCGAAAGTTTAGCCGGGATATTATTCTTGGAACTCAAACAGAAAAACAAATCTTAAACCGCTCAAAACGTTACATTGCCAAAGCCCGTGAAGCTTTCGAGGAGGGGAATCGCCGGGGAAACGCTTTGGTCAACCGATGGGAGCGGCGAATTAGAACAAAAACCGAATCCTGCCGCGAGTGCATCGTGTACGAAGCGGCGGGATGGCAACCAATTGGAACCCTCCCCCGTCCTACGGATCGCTGTTCTTGTCGGGACAACTGTGGATGTTATTTTGAATTTTCCAATTCTCGCACGCGCCCGACAACAAACCTACTTGCTGGCTCAAGCTGGGGTTGGCTATAGACAAGAAAAAACGAGGCAGGAGACAACCTCGCAACTGATGCTAGAGCAACTGGAACAAATTTTTGATTTATATTTGTATTTATCGCTTTTATCTTACCATAAATTTCTGTTTTACAGCTAGAATTGTTATTAGGATTTTTTATAGCCATGCTACTAACTCACTCGGATTTTGAAAAATTACTAGAAACGCGCGAGCCGACAGCCGAGGAACTGACGGCAATTAACGCCTATTGTCCGATGGGAGCCGATCCGTGGGAAGCATCAGAGCTTTTACGATTCCCGATGATGGCCAGCAATAACCTAATTCACGGCTCGCTTATGGCTTGGGATGAAACAGCTTTGACGACGATGGTAGCGAGCTATCCTGGCTGTCCCCTAATGATCGATCACGAATGGGATCGATGCGAAAAAACTTTTGGGATGGTTTACGATGCCCTACTTTACTCGTTACCCCGCGTAAGCGAGGAAGGGATGCGGAAACTTCTTTCTAAATCTCCGAATCCGAGTGAAGATAGGGCTATTATCGAGCGAGACGGCTATCACCAGGTTTTGGTATTTGCTTTTGTCGAGCAATCCCACCCTGGAGCCTCGGATGTTCTCTACGGCCGGCGAGCAAACGTTTCGATCGGCGCAAACTTTTATGGAAAATCCTACTGCCCCATCTGCAATACTCCTTACGAGGACAAACACTGCGAGCATTACCCCCCGTATATGGCAGGTTGGGTAGAAGAGGAACTGTTAACGCCTTACTATCGCCGCACTGGCAAGATAGACTCCCTAGAATGCTCTTTTGTATTTGCGGGAAATTGCCGACAGGCCAGAATTCTCGATAAAAACCTGAACGCTTTTGTTATGGCGTAATAGCGAAACTTCAAGTATAATTTTTCTTAGCTATCGTGAAAAAATACTATGTCTAAAACACTACAAGAAATCAAACGGATTACTCCCGTAGTCGTCAAAGATTCCGACGGGCAGTCCGTTGACGAAAAAGAATTATTTGAGATGAAGGTTAAAGCCGTAGAACGCGGCGAAATCAAAACCGCTACCCCGGTTGTCCCCGTCAAGAATACTGAAACCGAAACTCCCCCCGCCCCGCTCGACTTAAAAGCGATCGAGTCACTGATTGCGAGTGCTGTAAGTTCTGCAATTGCAGAAGTCAAGGCGGCGGCTGAAGCCGAAAAACAATCTGCATTAGAAGCGCAAAAGCAACAAGCAGAAGTCGAAAAAAACGAAATTAAATCCTCCTTTGATGAAGCCTCCGAAGCTATCAAACAGGCAAACAAAAAAATTGCCGCACTCGAAGCTAAAGCGGCCGAGTCGGAACGAGTCATCAACAACTTTAATGACCTCGGAAAACTCCACGGTTCTAGTCAGCCCGCAAAAAAGGTAGAAACGGTCGAAGTGAAAACACAAAACAATGCCCCGAAATTCAAAACGTTAAACTTTAACACGAATATTGCGATTGGCTACAACGATAAGTTACCCGGTACTTTTCGGGAAATACAACACCACATCGACTCACTTCCAAAGGCCGTAAAATTTACAGGGGCTAAAGAGCGAGTTTTAGACTTTGACAAAACCGAACTTGATCGCTATGTCAAAGAAAACTATCGACACGTTTTAAACGACCTAGATTCGTGGGGCAAAAAAGCGGGGCTGTTTAGAGGAACCGACATTCAGATGATCGATCCAGGGGAAAGTGTAGCTAACACGATTATCTCCGATCTTCCCGGTGGTTTCTTGCCTACACTTTCGGCAATTATGCGTGTCACTCATCGCCCCGGCTTCGTGTTTCACATGATGCCATTGGTGCGATACGATTTTGCAAAATCGCGAGGAAACGTAATTCAAATTGGAAGATTTAACTACCTTTCCACCTCACCTTCCCTTGCTGACTACGAACTATCGGCGGGTAACGCTTACAGTTCAATTACGACCCGTAGCGATTCCATGTCTACTTCCAAAGTCGATGTGGAAATTCGTGAGTATGGACGTGGTAAAGAAAGTGCCTCTACACAAATTAACCCGATCCGAATTGTTAGCTTCGTTGAGTATTTTTCGGCTTACGAATTGGCGGCGGAACTCAATCAAAAATTTGGCTATGACTACGCTCAATTTGAGGATCGCCTAATCCGTTCTCGTTACGATTTGACCTCGGTGATCTGGTACAACCAGGGCAACACGATTAACACGGCGGCAACTGCACTACAGAACGGCGACGGCCGCATGAATCAACAATTCCTTCGAGAGATGAGACACCGCGCTCACTCATCCAGTAGCCCGTGGGAGCCGTTGCCAGACGGGAACTTTATGGCAGTCCTAAATCCTACCGCTTGGAAACAATTAAGAGAAGATTTAGATGATGATTGGGAGGCTCCAACCCAAGCCAACCTTCTCGATTTTCTCAATGCCATGCTTCCGGCTTACGTTCCCGACGAATCCGAGCCACGGGTTAACGGCTATATGGGAGTTGTCGAAGGTGTTCACGTTTTTGAATCTAACGCTTTTGGTGTAGGCAACGCTGGGGCAGACGGGGTGAGTAACGTTACCGTTCGCACTCCCTCTACCACCGCGTTATTCCGTGACTCTTATTTCTTTGGACACGGGGCGGTAGGACGGGGAATCGCAATGCCTGTAGAGGTTCGCACCGATTCCGTTACCAACTTTGATCGTGAGTCTCGCTTGACATGGCTTTCGTGGGAAGGAGTTGATGCCCTCGACGTTGATCCCACTGGTTCGGGAGTTGCCAGCCAACAGTTACGGGTGGCCAAATTCCGTACTACCGATAACGCACTTTCTGGATTAAGCTAATCAAGAGAAAACTATGGCTGAAACAAAAACAAAAACCGAAATAACGGGCGAAATCCCCCCGCCCGATTTTCCGCCCGCCGAAAGCGAGTACCAGCTTGTAAATCTGAAAAGTCAAGGTATAAAGCTTTGCGGCGACTGCGGTGGTCGATTGCAGTATAATGACGAAGAAAGAGCCTCGTTTTGCCCGCAACGGACAAAAGAAAACCAGAAATATTGTCCGATGCTCAAAATTGTATGATTTTCACTCCCGATGACCTCTTTTTATTTGCGCCTGGCGTTGTCCTAACGGACGAAGCGTTAGAAGGCGCAATTTCTTTTGTCGAAACTATTGTCGAGGGAGATCGAGGGGCTGATCGCCCGCTAGAGATTGTTCGACATCGGGAAAAACTGCGGGTTAACCTAAAATTCCAAAACTTCAGGCTTACCTATGTCTCCCCAAGTACACCGATTGCAGAAGACCCTGAACCGGTCATCAAAGTTCGCCTCGGAAACGTAACAGACGGATTTAATCGGGCGATCGCTCCCGATAACTGGAAAGTTCTAACACCTGACGACTACACGATCGACGTGGACGGGCAGATTCATTTGTCAACCGTTTACGGGCGATCATGGGGATACGGACACTCATGGAATACTCGTGAACCATTTCCTGAGTTTTCCGAGGCTGACGTAGAGTATTCTGCTGGCATTGATTTTACCCAAGATACCCGACAAGTGAGACAGCTAAAAGCCGCTTTTGGGCGGGTTCTTGACTGGGTATGTAATACGGGAAGCTTCAAGGGTGTTACAAGCGTAGAACTGCCGTTTGAAGAATTAAAAATCAGCTACGGATCAGGACAACTTGGAACGGTTCCCAACGATCTATTATTGGTTTTTCGGAAGTATAGACCTGTTAGCCTATGATCGCTGTATTTACCTGTCCCCTTCCTCCTACGCTAAACGATCAGATTCGGAAGGCGCGAACCAACAAATTTAAAAGTGCAAGGGTCAAAAACGAGTGGACCCTTTATATTGCAGGGCTTGCAAAAAAGCAAAAAATTCCACAATTTCTAGGTCAAGTTTGGCTACACTACGAATGGAAACTTGTTAATTTTAATCGCGATCCTGACAATACTTCTGCTGCAGCGAAATACATTAATGACGGGCTAAAACACGCAGGAATAATTGTCGAGGATAATCTAAAGATTATTCAAGGATACGATCACACATTCACTAAATGGGACGAAGATAGAGTAATTTTGACAATTAGCGATAGTCCAGTTTTTAGAAGGGTTTATGATGAAGACATTGAATCGATCGCTGTTTAAAGATTGGAAAACTTCGTTAGTTGCCGCTATTTACGTCTTAAGTGATTTTATTACTTACGCACACCAACACCCCGAATTTTCGGGGATTGTGCTATTCGCTCACTACATTACCTCAGACAATTGGCAGGGAACACTAATTGCTTTGGGGTTGTTTTTAGCGGGTGATTCTAGGAAGGATTTAGACTAACCACGAATCTCAATTCATTTTCAATCTGATCCCAGTCAGGGATCGGCTTAACTAAAGACGGGCAAACAGGAATCCCGACCGCACGGACGGCATTATAACGAGCGAGTAGCCATTCTGCTTTATCGAGCGGCTTGTCTCCTGCTTTGACATCAATGTAGTGCCGAAAGTCTTCTTGATCGCTTTTGTTGTCTGGCAAGAAAATTCTAATTTTCCATTGTTCGATTTCGGAGAAGGGAAATCGAGATTTAATTGCCTTGGTCAAATCTGGCATAAAGCTTAATCCTCCGTCCTAGCTTGTCTGAGATGTTTAATTGTTGACTCGTTGGGGACTCGAAAGCGTTTAACTGCCGAACGAGTCCAGATCGTCCGTTAATCGTAACCCAAATATCCCCCGTGGATGGAACCGGGAAAGGATAGTTTTTGGGGTCTACTAGCCTTCCCTCAAAATATTCGGAGTCGAGATAACTTCCCTCCTGCACATCGGCGTAGGGAGGTTTTTTCTGTTGAAGCCAACAGGCAAGCGTGACCGTAGCCGTAGCAGATGCAGCGAGGATCGGATTGCCTACCTCATCTACTGCCATCGTGGGCGCACCCGTGGCGACGCTAAATACGAGAGACGCATTCGCTTTTATTGTCGGATTTGACAGGAACTGCCCCGCTATTCCGATCGTTGAGTCGATCATTTTGTCTATCCCAAAGCTTTTATAAAAGTGTAACAGATTTTGCTTGACAATTCAAGAAGTTTACTTTAAACTTTAAGTATGAATTCAAAATACTCCTATGTCCAAAAACAATATCTGTCCGATCATTGCAAGAAACTATCATAGTCGCTGGAGTCGTTTTTGTTCGCTTCCAAACGAAGTTAAAGAAGGCATCGTTGAGTTATTAATTGCCGCAAGTGAATTTGGAATTGAATCGCTAATGGCAAAAGAACGACTCAATCGTTTACAGGATACGAAACTCCAAAAGAAGGGAGATGCTATATTGAACCCCCAAAGAGATATACCCGAACTATTCTAAATCAGCTGGATAGTCCGCTATTTGCCAACATAAAAACCGAAAATCTGGAGACAATTGAATGACACAAACTCAAGAATTATCAGCTATTTTTCAAAGCTTTGTCGGGGAAATTAACAAATGCCTTGAAGGCATTCGACAAATCAATAATCAGTTGCGTCATATCTTGCACGAATTCGAGGAGAAAGGGGGATATGTAGCGATCGGTTACAAAACATTTAAGGAATTCTCGGATGCTCACCTTTCGCCCTATATGTTCCGGCGCGTCAAAGAAGAAAATTCAGCCCGAATGATCGAAATGATTTTGGGCGTGCCAATTAACACTTACTCTTACAAGGCCTTTTCCCCAATATTAAATCGGGATCGCGTGATTCTCTTTGCCACAAAAGAAGCGCACGATAACGCATCGGAAACGGGACTCGCCTGTAATCTTGGACGGGTCACGGAAATTCGATCGCTCTGGCAAAAGATAACGACCGAGACGGGGACTAATACCCCGACACCAGCACAGATTAAGAAGATAGCTAATTGTGCCAAGAAAAAATCCGATGAGGCCAAACCCGATTCTGTCAACTTCGATCCCGTCAAGCCTGATTCTGTTACTGATTCTGTTAAGTCTGATCCTGTTAAGCCCAATTTTCAAAAAAACGAGTATCGGGAACTACAAGAAAAGTACACCATACTACAAAAAAAGCATCGGGAATTACAAGAAAAGTACAGCGCATTAGAAGCGGAAAACCGAGCCTTAAAACGACAGATCGAAAAAGGAAGGTCTACGACTCTAACTGACAACATCATCGCCGGCCAAAAGCAAGAAATCGAGAAATTAAAAGATGAAAAAGCAAGGCTAAAGCAAAAAAATCAAGAGTTAATTCAAAAACTCCCGTTCGATCAACAGCTTGCCGCATCGGGCTACTAATCGGACAAAAAAACGAACCTCACCGGCTCGTTTTAAACCTTAACTCCACAAAGTCACACTATCAATCAAATCCTTCCAAAAGGTGAATTTTTTTGACAAGTACAATCTCATTTTACCCAAAAAAGCCATGAAACCAATCGAACAACCGTTAACCGAATTTTTTAACCGAGATGCTACTCAGTGCGTTTGCTACAAGCTTCCTACCCATCCCGATGGTGTCATACAGGAATTGGGAAAATTGGGGCAGATCAGCGTAACGCCATTAGATTTTTATCGCACTCTAAAAACAAGTGAACCAATAGCGAGAATCAACGAACCGTCTAACTTAATCCTGCCTATTATTTGCGCGGTGGGGATTACTTTGATTTCTAAACTTTTCGAGGATAAATAGTTATTATTAACAGATAACTAAGGATTCCTAGAAAAAAAAGATCGCCACAATGCTGTAACGATCGCTCCTGCTAAAAAAAGGATAATTTTACCATGAAACTGATCGAAGCAATCTGCATAGAATCCCCCCGTAAAGTAAATGGCGAGAAAGAGTGATTACCTAAGCAAAAAAAGGAAGAAATTAGCGCTAATTTCTTCCTTTTATATAAAGGCTGCTAAGTTTGGTCAAAAGTTGTCAAAATATTTGACATAATTGCCACTTTATGGTAAGAAATAGGGTCATTTTTGTCCCGTAAATTTTAAATTTCATCCCATCCAGTTAAGCCAGAAGACATAACATAACTGGTAACGGTTGCTTCAAAAAAGTTAGCTTTGGTGTGGCCTTCTTTTTTGGTATCGGAGAAGCGTTCCAGATGATTATAGGGACTTTTGT